ATTTAGTTCAAGATGATTTTCGTTTAGCCACAGCAGCTGATATTGTTGCCGATCCTTCGGCACCAGGTGCTTTTGTTAATGGAATTATGGAGAATAAAGAGTGGCTTTTTGTTGAAGGTCGTTTTGTGGAAGTTGATTTTGACAATGCAAAAAAACAAATACAAAAAGCATCTCGCAAAGACATGGAACGGGTTGCATTAAACCTGTTTGAAAATTACCTACGAAAACTTTAATTTTATAAATAGAAAATCATAAGGAGATTCCTAATGGCATCAAATAAACTTTTTGAAGCAGCAGCTGAAATTCTTGCAGGAAGCAAGAGTAAAGCCGGTGCCGATCCATCACAGAAGTTAGAAGGCGAGGTTGTAGAATTGGGTGGACCAACACCTCAGAACTACAAAAGTGACGATGACTCAGCTAAACTAGCTACATCTAAATCTGCTAAAACAGCCGTGGCACCTACAACAAAACCATCTGATGCTTCCGCTAAAATGGAAGAAACAGAGTCCGAAGAAGAAGTCATTGCTGAAATGCATGGCGATGAAGCTGAAGACAAAGCAATGATGAAGAAAATGAAGATGAAAGAAAAGATGAAAGAGGACGTTGACGCTCTCTTTGCTGACGATTCTACCATCTCAGAAGAATTCAAATCTAAAGTTTCTACAATTTTTGAAGCTCGTGTCATGGACCGTGTAACACAAATTGAAGAAGAAACAGAATCACGCTATGCTGGTATGCTTGAAGAAGCTGTTGAATCAATCAAACAAGACCTAACAGAAAAAGTTGATGATTACCTCTCATACATTGTTGAGCAATGGATGGAAGAAAATCAAATTGCTATTGAGTCTGGTCTCCGTTCAGAAATGACAGAAGAATTCATTGTTGGTTTACGCAATTTATTTGCCGAAAACTACATTGATGTACCAGCTGAAAAGGTTGATGTTATTGAAGAATTGGCAAGTAAAGTTGAAGAACTTGAAAGTCAACTCAATGAAGAAATTGACCGTAGTGTTCAATTAAACAAAGCTTTAGTTGAATCATACAAAACAGAATTGACCCGTGAAGTGTGTAGTGGTCTTACCGAAACTCAAGTTGAAAAAATCAAATCGCTCGCAGAGAGTGTTGAATTCTCCACAGAGGACGAATACAAAGAAAAACTTGAAACAATCCGTGAGAACTATTTTCCATCTGGCGTTAAAAAAGCCAATGTGAATCAACTTCACGAAGAAGTAACTGACGGCTCGGAAAGCAAACATGTATCTGCTGACCCATATGTAACTGCCGTAATGAATGCTATTTCTAAAACTAATAAAAACTAATAAAATTTAATTCTAAGGAGTATTAACAATGTATCTTTCAGAAGAACTACAAACAAAATGGGCTGGTGTTCTGGATCACCCAGACATGGCCAAAATTACAGACCCATATAAGCGTGCTGTGACAGCTGTTGTTCTTGAGAATCAAGCTCAAGAAATGCAAAAGTCAGGCATGATTTATGAAGCTGGTCCTCCAACCAACTTTGCTGGTACAGGCGGTTTTGGTGGCGGCGCAGCTGCTGCAGGTCCTGTTGCTGGTTTTGATCCAATCTTAATCAGTTTGGTTCGCCGTTCGTTGCCAAATCTAATCGCTTATGATATCTGCGGCGTTCAGCCAATGACAGGTCCTACAGGTTTGATTTTTGCAATGCGTACTAAGTATTCTGGCCAAAGCGGTACAGAAGCATTCTTCAACGAAGCTAATACCGGTTTTGCTGGTGCAAACGGTGGTGGTGCTCAAGTAGCTCTTGCTGCTGGCGGTTCTTTGCCAACTGCAATGTTTACTAGTAACGCTGCTCCAATCGGTGCTATGACTACAGGTTCGGCTGAAGCTCTTGGCGACGGCGCTTCTGGTAATACATTCCAAGAAATGGCATTCTCAATTGAGAAAGTTACTGTTACTGCAAAGACTCGTGCTTTGAAGGCAGAATACTCACTTGAATTAGCTCAAGACTTGAAAGCAGTTCATGGTTTGGATGCAGAAACAGAATTGGCAAATATCTTGTCAACAGAAATTCTTGCTGAAATTAACCGTGAAGTTGTTCGCACAATTTATCAAACAGCCAAGTTAGGCGCACAAGTTGGTACTACTACTGCTGGTGCATTTGACCTTGACACCGATTCAAACGGTCGTTGGATGGTTGAGAAAATCAAAGGTTTGGCATTCCAGTTTGAGCGTGAAGCTAACACTATCGCCAAGACAACTCGTCGTGGAAAAGGTAATGTCCTCATCGTATCTTCAGATGTGGCATCTGCTCTTTCAATGGCTGGCATTCTTGACTATAACTCAGCATTGCAATCACAAGTTAGCTTAACAGTTGACGATACTGGTAGCACATATGCTGGTACATTGTTTGGTCGTGTTAAGGTTTACATTGATCCATACTTTGCTACATCATCAACCGCTGAGTTTGCAGTTGTTGGTTACAAAGGTACCAATGCATATGATGCTGGTCTGTTCTATTGCCCATATGTTCCTCTCCAGATGGTTCGTGCAGTTGATACAGGTACTTTCCAACCAAAGATTGGCTTCAAGACTCGTTACGGTCTGGTTGCTAACCCATTTGCAGAAGGTACATCGCAAGGTCTTGGCGCTTTGACCGCACAGTCAAACAACTACTACCGTGCATTCCGTATCAACAACTTGATGTAAGTTGTTTAGTCCTATAATAATTATTAAAAGGGACTAGTTTAAAAGAGGGACAGGAATGTCCCTCTTTTTTTTTCTTATAAATATATACATGACAACAGTATACTCAAATCCAACTAATCCAAATTTTCTTCATCCAAATAAGTTTCAATTAAATTTTGGAAGAACACCGAATGTCCAATATTTTGTCCAATCGGTTAGTGTTCCAGGCATTTCTTTATCCGAAATTCAACGCTCTACACCATTCGTTGATTTGTATTCTCCAGGTGAGAAAGCAATTTATGATGTATTAAATGTTACCTTTCTTGTTGATGAAGAATTGAAAGCTTGGTTAGAAATACACGATTGGATTCGTGCAATGACTTTTCCTGAAAGCTTTGAAGAATATAAAAGATTGCCTCAATTAAACAATGTAGCTAACTCTCGTAGAGATTTATCTCCACAATTTTCAGATGCGTCATTGTCCATACTATCTTCATCTAATAACCCGATATACAAATTTAAATTTTATGATGTTTTTCCTACATCACTTTCCACATTTATAGTATCAACAGCTGATGGACCGGACAGTATCATTACTGCCGATGCTACATTCAGATATGCCTATTTTGATGTTGACAAACTGTTTTAACTAGTGTATCCTCCTAATAGGAGGCTTTATAATGAATAAAACTGATGAATTATTAAATATGTGGGCTAAAGATTCTGTTATTGACAGAACAGAGCCAGGCAAAGAACTAATAAACATACCTCAATTACATAGTAAGTATTTAACTATACTTTCTAACAATCGCCTATTGGCAAAAGAAGCTGATTTTAAATACAATAAAATCAAAAAAATTAAATGGGAATATTATACTGGTAAGCTTGATAGTGGCCAGCTGAAACATTATGGATGGGAACCATTTCCATTTGTATTGAAATCGGAGATTAATACATACTTTGATAGTGATGAAGATTTAAATAAAGCCTTGGCTAATAAAATTATACACGAAGAAGTCGTTGAAATATGTCAAAGTATTCTTAAAGAATTAAATAGTAGGACTTTCCAGTTAAGGGATTTTATCCAGTGGGAAAGGTTTATTCAAGGCGTTTGATGATTGATTTGAGATTAGAGAAGGTTAACGAAGCCTTTATCAAAGTAATATCAGAAAGAAATGTAGCACAAGAACTTTCTGATTACTTTTGTTTTTATGTTCCAGGTTACCAATACACTCCTGCATTTAAGGCTAGATATTGGGATGGAAAAATAAGATTACTTGATTTGAGAACCATGGAAATATACCATGGCTTGGTTCCTTATATTGAAAAGTTTTGTAAAGAAAGAGATTACAAAATTGAGATTGACTCTGAGATAACAGTCACAGACAATTACTCTCTAAAGGAAGCCAATGACTTTATACAGACACTTGGTTTACCTTTTGAACCTCGTGACTATCAAGTTAACTCTTTTGTTCATGCGATTCGTAACAAAAGAATCCTACTCCTTTCACCTACTGCATCAGGTAAATCTTTAATCATATATTTGATATTAAGGTATATCCAACAAACACAAAGAAAAGGTTTATTGGTTGTACCAACAACTTCACTTGTTGAACAGATGTATACAGACTTTCAATCTTATGGATATAACTCAGAGGAGTTTTGTCATAGACAGTATGCAGGTAAAGATAAGGTCACAGATAAGTTTTTGACCATCACAACATGGCAATCTATCTACAAAAATCCACCTGAATACTTCAATCAATTTGATTTTGTTATAGGTGATGAGGCACATCAATTCAAAGCCAAATCGTTAGCAACAATCATGTCAAGCTTGACTGATACCAAATATCGTATTGGTTGCACTGGTACACTTGATGGTACACAGACACATAGATTGGTACTAGAAGGGTTGTTTGGTCCAGTTTACAAGGCCACATCAACGGCAGAATTGATTGATAAGGGACAACTGGCAACATTTAAAATTAAATGTTTGATATTGAAATACCCTGATGCCATTTGTAAGATGGCTAAAGATTGGGACTACAATCAAGAAATAGAATATATAGTTATGAATGCTGCTAGAAATGAATTCATTAAGAATTTAACTTTATCATTGAAAGGTAACACACTCATATTATTTCAGTTCGTAGAAAAACACGGTAGAGATTTACACGCACTAATCAAACAACACACCAAGAATAGACAAGTGTTCTTTGTATACGGAGGTACCGATGTTGAAGTTAGAGAATCTATCCGTTCTATTACTGAGAAAGAAAAAGATGCTATTATTGTGGCTTCATACGGTACTTTTTCTACAGGTATAAATATCCGTAACCTACATAACATTGTTTTTGCAAGCCCATCTAAATCTAAAATTCGTAACTTACAATCAATTGGTAGAGGACTTAGATTAGGTGATAATAAAGAAGAAGCAGTTTTGTTTGATATATCTGATGACTTCAGAATTGGTAAACATACAAATTATACATTAAAACATCTTATTGAAAGATTGAAGGTATATGATGAAGAAAAGTTTAGCTATAAACTATACAACATAGAGATTAAGAATGGATAACAT